GTTTCCCCTCAACCCGTGGGGATCCGGTTAAAGGTTGCAAACCTTTACCCCGTGCGCTGTCACCTTTTGCCCCGCGTCGGTTTAAGTTGTGGCCGTGTTCAATCAAATTTGCCGCGTTACCCTTTGGCCGTTTTGGAAACACAACCGCCGCAAAACTGTTGTTGCGTGCGTCCGGAGGAAAAACTTTCGTTGTAATTGAGTTTTTAAGGTTGCCAGTTTTTACTGGCAATCGGCCTTTGTATTCCTTTTTAAATACGTTAGCCGATTTACGCAAAACGCCGGCAAATGCTTTTCGTGCAAATACGTCTGGCACTTGCTCTAGCCTTGCCTCTACGCCTTTTGTGTCAATTTCAACGTTTGCCACTTTTCGCCCTTTCAAACCTTTCCAAACGTTTAACCAAACTTTCGGCGTTTTGGATTGGGTTTTTCTTTGGTGTGTAATCGGTTAACTGTTTTGCGATTTCCGCCCCACTTTTCCAAACCTGTTGCCGTTGTAACGCTTGCGGGTTTGCCGATTGCATTAACTCCAACCGATTCGTTTGGTTGTTTAATTGTGCTAATAACTCTGCGGTTTGTGACCATGGATTGTACCAACCGTCCAGGATGGCCGACGCCAACCAACCGTTGAATTGTTCCCGCGTCATTCCGTCAACTAAACCGCCAACGTCAACAACTCCAAGTTTTGCCGCTAATCTGTACGCAAACGCCAAATCCGGCAACGCCTGGAGCCGCCTTACTCCCCCAAAATATCCTCCTCATCCGCGTCAATGTACCCGTTTACTCTTAAAACGTGGTAGGCCACGTCCGACCAAACGCCCGCGGCCTTTTCTCCGATTTGTTTAACAAAAACATCAAACGCCGCGTCGTCGTAATTCATCATTAAAACGCCGGCCTCGTCAAGCAAACACAATGTACAAAGTTTTAAATCTTTTACTTTATCGCGTTCCTTGTCCAATTCGCCCTTGGGTCGTAACCATGCGTCAAAACTTAGCTTTTGACTCCGCGTCAATTCCCGCACCTTAATTAAACCCAAACCTTTGATTTCGCAATCTTCAATTTTAGGTTCTCGGACTAAATCCGCTGCTTTTAAATAGTTCATTCCTCACCCTCCGTCGGTGTTTCAACCTCAACAACCGCCGACACGTTTGGCACGTCGCCAAACTCTTTTTCGACCAAATCAACCGCCGTATTGTAAACCCAATCCGGCAATTTGCTTTTTGGCACGATAAAATTTATACCGTGCTTGGAAGCGTATCCAATCACAAAATTATCCAAACGAATTGCGCGGTGATCCGCCAACAACGCAACCGGTTTGCCGTAGTCGTCAAATAACGGCGCGTTGCTGATCGGATGCCGTGCCTGCGCTGGATGTTGTGTTAACTCAACCATTTTTCCCCCGTCCTAAAAAATTAAACCTGTGCGGTAAACGTCGGTTCCGTGCCGCCATTTGCTCCGCCATCAAACTGCCAAACGATTGTTTGCATTTGCAATTCGTTTTTTACAAAATTTTGAGATTTAACGCTGTTAATAAATCCTGAACCAACCCACGTTGCCGCGGTTGTTCCGCCGCTCGATAGTGGAAGCGTAACGGTTAACGTGTCAACCGTTCCGGTGTCGATTTGAGATTGTGCGTTATCAAACTGGCATTCAAACGTTACCGTTCCAGGTTCCGCCAAATCGCCTGGTATGTATTCTTCAAAATTAGTACTTGCCAACGTTGAAACGTTAACGTTGGGCAAGGTTTGTTCACCAATATCCATTGAAACAATTTTCAATGACAAACCCAACGTTGCAAAACTTGCGGTTGCGCCCAAACCTGTATCAATTGCCATTTCTTCAAATCCTTTATGCGGTTGCTTCGCGGTAACTTATTTCAAAATCACGGGAAACCCAATACCGCCGTTGGTTCCCGCCCTTACTTGGATTGTCAATACCCGTTCGGTAACCGTCCGGCGAAACAATCGCCGTTGCGTCGGCGTCGCCAAACGATCCCCTGTACATTTGCAAACACAACCGCACCGCCTCCGCCAAACTGTACGCCTCCGATTCCGTAGCCCCGTAGCAATCAACTTGCACCCTGTTTTCCGCCATTCCCGCAATTGCTGTTAACGTTTCGGCGCTTGTTCCGTCAAATACCTCGTAAATAACAAACGGCGTTGCAACGCCCTGTTTTGCCAAATGCGAGTAAATCCGAGCCGCCGCCCCGCTTCCAACTAAATTTGTGACCGATGAAACGGTTTTCAAATATGTTTTGAGGTTTTCCCCGACGCTTGCCATTAGTTCAAAACCTCCGTGGCCTCGGCAATCATTACCCTATCCCTGCCGTGGTGTTCCAGGATACGGGTGATTAAATACTGTTTGCCGGTGACCAAATTCTCAAAAATCATTTGCGTTGATAATCCTTGCAAATTTCGAAACTCGATAACGTTTGTAGTTTCGGCTTGCAATTGTTTACCCCTGTAAACTTCCCCGCCAGTAATGGCAACAATGTTGCACGGAATCCCTGTAAAGAATTGGACGTAGCTTGGATCAGGGTCACCGTCCGGCGAATTGTCACGCAAAATTTTAACTCGGTGCCTATATGTCACGGGTAGGAACTCCGGCAAAATCTGGCAACCAGGTTTTCATATAGTTTAATCGTTGCGTCTTTTTCCTTCGTGGTTCCGCGTAATTCTTCCATAATATCGCATTGAACCAAAATGGCTTGTTTGGCAATTTCCGGCACCACGTTAACGCCGGCCACGTAATCAATTTGGATTGCGTCCCAACGTGCCTGGATTGTCGGCCAATCCTGATTCGGTGCCAAATGTATTTGCCGGTTCGGAATGTCAACCGAATAAACGGACGTCGCCAACGTTTGTAATGCTCCGTCGGCGTCGTAATATTGAATTGAGGTAAACGATTGCACCGGCCGATAATATAGCCGCCACGTCGGAACCGGAAACGCTGCGATTTTTTCCGTTACGTTTCGGGTCGTCGTTACGCTTTGCGTGTCGTGTTCCCATTGTTCGGTAGCGGCAACGATTAACCGATTTAACCGGTCGTCGCTGTAGCTGTCACCTTGGGCAAAGCCTAGTTGGTCTTTTACTTCTTCTAGGCTTACCGGTTGCGGTGTCGTGTTGTCGGTTGTAACGCTTCGCATTTTGTGACCTTAAAAACAACCGCCGGCCACGGAGGTTAGCCGACGGTTGCGGGGTAAAGTCCGACTAATCGGACGATTCGGTTTTGGCCTTGCGTTTCCGTTTAGCCTTCTTTGGCGGCTCAATCAACTCGGCAACGCCGCGTTCAATTAATAAATCCGCCGTCCGTTTGTCCATTGCATCAAACACCTGGCCGGCACGTCGTCCCGACCAAGGTTTGATCAATTCAACTTTCACTCGTTCAATCATTAGCTCGCGGCCGTTTGAATCGCGGTGACTGATCCGGCAACGCTTGCCGAATCGTGATTGTTAACAGTAACGGCATTGCGTCCAATCGCTCGAACGTAAATGCTGTCAGTGTTAAACGCGTAATCCGTGCTTGTTGCAATGCTAACGCCTTGCCGCTGACCGTAGAACACGGATTGCGACATATCGCCAAAGTATACAAACGACGTCGAAACGGCGTCGGCACTTGGCATTGATTGGCAAATGTTGATTGGGAATCCAAACAACGCCGGACGCCAACCGTTGGTCATTTCCGTTCCAGGTGTTCCGCCGGCCGCATTTAACAACGGCAAAACGGATTGAGAGTAGGTAAACATGCTCATGTACCATTCTTGGTTTGCGCCCTGATAGAACGGATTCAATCCGACGCAATCCTCAAAATTGGCAAGAGTAAAGCTACCAACGCCGGTTCCCGATGCGGTGATTAACGATCCGGCACCTAGCGCGTTACCTAGACCGGTGACGCCGCCGTATGTTGTAGTTCCGTCGCCATTGAAAACGTCGTCCTCAATTTTGATGGCCATTTGATGCGCGAAGTCATCAATAACGGTATCAACCATAGAAATAACGCCATCGGCTTCAACTTCACTTGAAATTTGAGTCAATGCCGCCATTTTTCGAGCCGTTAGGGTAATTTGACCAAACGTTAGGTTCGATTCTGTGATTGCCGCCAATTCGTCGGGATAATAAACAGTCGTTCCGGTCAACCGATCCGGGATTCGATGCGTTTCCGAAACCATTGACGCAACCCGAACCTTTGACAGAATCGGGCATAGCGCCTGCAAACGCTTCAGCAATGCCGCTTCCAACGGTTCCGGCACAAACTCTAAACCAAGCGTTGACGCTTCCTTTTGAGCGTTCAAAATGCCGTGTTCCTTTAGGAACTGCTTGGCCGGTGCGTGATTAAACACGTTAGCAAGTAGGTATTGCCCGCAAACGTATGCTTCCTTTTCGCCGGCTTCATCATTGGCAAAGTTTTTCAACGCCAAATGCCGCTTTGCCCGTGCTGGGACAACGATTCTATCCTTAACGGCGTTGTGGTGGCGCTGAACGCTTCCACCAAGTTTTGCCGCTGCAATTTCCCGTTGCCGTGACTCAATCGCGGCTCGGTTTTTCATTTTGTTCTGTAGTTGCTCAATTGCACCTGGTTTGCCGTCGGTTCCATAGGCCGCGTCGATTTCAACCTGTTCTTCTGAATCCGGTTCGCGGTTTTCCTCACGGCAAACGGCAAGGATTGATTCTACCTTGGCGTTTTTATCGTCAATTTCCAACTGTAGTTCGTGTGCGCTTTTCATTTTGTAAACCTCTAAAATTGTTAAAACTTTAGCGGCCAACAAAAAAAACGCCGAACCGCTGGACAAATATTGTCGAACGATCTCGGCGTCGATGCGTGGATTTTAACGTTTGCCGTTTAGTTGTCAACCAAAAACATTAAACCTTGAGTTGCAAGAAAACCGCCTAAAATTAAACATGTCCAAAATTCAGCCATTTGCAAACCTCCGTAAAAATAGCCGCTTTTTCAATTCTTCCATTGAGCGTAATTCGCTCGAACTAATGTAATAACTCGGCGTTCCACAACCAAAATCTTTAACCGGTTTGGTAATTATTGCCGTTCCAAATTCCCAACCTATTAATTTAGGTTGTCCGTTGTTGTAATGAACTAAAACAACAATATCTGGAACACAAACGTTGGTTTTTACTAATAAATACGGCGGCCATTTAACCGACGTTTTAACGTCGATTGTAAAGACCAACGGCAAGTTAAAATCAATTCCGTTATCGGCGTTTGATTTGTCAATATTTGGATATAACCCGCAAAATTCACCAAATGCAAATTCGCCTGCCAATCCGATTTGATTGCAATGATCATTTTGCTTTGGTTTTAGTCGTTCATTTAATTCCATCCAAGTTGCGTCAAAATTCTCCGGCAACTTCATTTTTACCCCGTTTGTTTTTTATCGTTTGTTTGCCTTTAACATTCTCAACCGATGCTCCGCTTTTGTCCGATTAGGAAAAAACGCCGTTCGCTCCCCTGCTTTCATATTCCGCACCAATGCCGCCGGCGTCTTTTTAAACCTGTTTTCCGGCACCGCTGCCGCGTCAATTGCTTGTTGCCGGCTCGTTGTTGTGGCAATTAGGTTTTCAATCTGATCGTCGGCGTTAAACCAAGTTTCATCATCAAGCATTGCCGAAACCGCGTCGGCTTTTAAACCTAGTTTTTCCGTGTAAATGTTAACCAGCGTTTCCTCGGCGTTGTCCAACAAATCTGCCGTTTTCCTTAAATCGGTTGCGGTTCCCCAACTCATCGAAAACGGCCGGTGAATCATTGCAAAACTGTTTGGCGCCGCTTTGCGCTCCGTGCCGGCAAGCATAATAACGCTGGCAATTGATGCGGCCAACGCGTCGTTCTGGGTCGTCACGGTTTGCCGGTGTTCCTGCAAAACGTTGTAAATCCCTAAACCCTCGAACACGTCACCGCCTGGGGAATTAATCCGAACCGTTAACGCTTTGTTGCCGATTGCTTTGATTGCCCCGACAACATCGCCGGAGGAAACGCCGCCGGAGCCGCTGGCCGTGATTTCGTCGTAAATCCAAATCTCGCCGGTTTTTTTGTCGTAATCAAACATTTTTTAACACCTGTTCCGTTAATAGTTCGGCGGTTCCCGTTAAATCAAAATTTGCCGGACGCCGTGCAACGTGCCGCAATGAGTCAATGCAATGGTTTTGAGCAATCAAACGGTCACCGCCTAAACCCTCGATAACTTCCCCCAATTTGTTGGCGTAACCGTCATACCAATTTTCAATAGATTTTAGGCTCTCTCCGCGTTTCAACCGTTTGTTTACCTGCCGCTGTTCCTGGTTCAATAAAACTTGCAACCGGCTTGCCACGGCCGAAGCTGCGCGGTCGTCTTGCGGCTCGTCGGGGTTTTGGTCAACAGTTTGGCCGGCCGTTTGTGCCTCGGTGCTTGTCGTGTTGGGGTTAATAAATTCGTCCCCGCCCTCGTATGGGTTCATATCCAACTTGGCGCGTGCCTCGTTCGGGTTAATAATTCGCGAACTAATTAAGCTACTGTAAACGCTGGCCGTAGTGTTTAAATCGGTTCGCAACATCGCCGCGGTATTAAACTTATGGTAATACTGGCCGGAACCAAATTGAGTAGCGCTCAACAATTTATAATCGGCTTCCTCTTGCCAACGCGTTAACCACGATTCCAAACAGTTTAGCAGGTAGGCCAATTGCTTTTGCTCCAAACTGTTATATGAGGAATTGTTATCGGTTCCCAACATTGATTCGAGCAACAAATACAACGCCGCGTTTTGATTTAGCATTTTCCGCGTTTCGAGGAATTGCGCCGAGTTGTTATCCTGCGTTGAAATAGTCGTTGCCGTAATCCCACCCCGCAACAAACCGACTTGTTGCTTTTCTCCCTCGGCTCCGTGCTTTTTTACAAAATCATCAAGAAACTCGTTTGCCTGTTCCGCCGATCTAAATTGAGGTGATTCCGCCGGTGCGTTCAATAGTATTTTGCCAACAAATCCCTTTGTGATTTGATCCTTGCCGCGAACGTCGGCACCTAGCATTGATTCAAGCGTTAATTTTGCCGCCTCGAACAACGGAATTCCGTTAATGCCGTCACCAAATCCCGGCAACCGAAAACAATCGCGGTCGCGAATCATAACCGTATAATTTGGATTGTCGGCCATCATTTCAAACAACTGTAACCTATTCTCTGGCCGGTTTCCTTGCGGGTTCACGTAGGTTGCGTTCCAAACCTCTCCGTCAACAATACCGGTTGTTGTAGCCTCCGGATCAAGAATAATCAATTCGCTGTTTCGGCCGTCGCGGTGTATAAACGCACGTCCCGCCCCGTACCAAAGCGCGTGCCACGTCAACGTTTGTTTGAACGTCATCGGCGAATATAACGGCGACGGCCGACGACGTAACAATTGGTAGGAAATCCCAGTCTCAACCTTTTCCCGTTCGTCGCCGTTTTTGCGGTACAAATCCAAATTCAACGTGCCAACGTTGCCGGAAATCCGATTTAAACCGTACCAAATCGCCGCGGTTCGCCATCCTTCGCGAGCCGTGTATTTGTCGGTTCGGAAAATATCAAACCAGGTTGTTGGGTTCCAAAGCGCCATAATTTAAACCTATAAAATCAAACTTCCTGTTGTTTTTGGCAATGCAACCTTGCACGCTTTCAACGCCATTAACGCCGCAACGCCTGGGTCAATCTTTTGATCTTCGGCGTTTTTCCCTTTGGTCGGCATTTTTTGCCCTTTGGCGTTTTCGTCCATTCCCATATTCAAAAACGCCCACTTTAGGATTCTATCACAAACGTCCGGTTTAAACCTACCATCAACAATTTGTTGGAAAAATTCCTCGATCACTTCGTTAAAATGCAAATGCGATTGTGGGCATTTTACCGGCTTTAATCCCTCACCGGTTAAATTTTCCGACAATTGCGACGCGCTGAATGGATCGTAGGCCACATATTCAACGCCATAGTGTAGGCAATCTTCAATTAACCGTTCTTGCAACGCCGACACGGGATACGCCGTCACGTTTAACAACCCGTCGCGAACAAACCCCGCGAACGGCTCTAAGTTTAAATCACGCCGGCAATCGGAACCAATAAACGAAACGCTTTTTACCTCATAGCGGTAAACTGGCCGGCCGTCTTTGTCCTCTGAATGTTTAAACCTTGCGGCCAACGCGTAACTGCAAAGGTCATCACGCCCGCCGAGGTCGATTCCTGCCCCAATTGCGTCGGCTTCCCGCCAGTCCGATAACTCACCGGCCGCCGTGTCGTAATCTTCCAGGTTAATTACGCTGGACAATGACGAAACGCAAACGTTGCCGTGATAACGCAAAAATCGGTTTTTTGCCGCTGGTTTGTTTATTGCTTCGTGCAATTGTGCTTTTAAATACTCCGGTTTAACCGAGACGTTTAAACCTGGGTTTGACTTTTTAAGCGTTTGAACATCGAAATTCGGGTCAAACGGGTCGTCCTTTTCGTCTAACTCAAAGATCATGCCAAATAACGCGTGGTCGTTAAACTCACCGGCAACAACGCCGCGGCAATAGTCGGCTTCCTCGTGATACAAATAGCCCTTTTCGTCGGATGCCGTTGTGATTGCAATTTGTAACGGTTGCCGACGCGAACCGGAGCCGGTGACCATAGTATTAAAAAACTCGCGGTTGTGAGGTTTAAACGCGTGCAACTCATCAAAGAATACCGCCGACGGGTTCAAACCGTCGAACGGTTTATCGGAACCCAACGGCCGAATAAATGAGTTTGAAACGCCGAACCCAATATTGTCCTTTAAAATCGTTGCGTGTTTTGCAATTGCCGGCGATTGCCGGAGCATACGGCCGGATTCCTGAAAAATGATCTTTGCCTGATCCATTTTTGTTGCACCGATGAACACCTGGGCGCCGGCTTCCCCGTCGGCACATGCCAACATTATGGCCAGACCCGCACAAAACGTTGATTTGCCGTTTTTTCGTGCAACGCTCAAAAACATTTTGCGAAATCGTCGAGTCCCGTCGTCCCGAACCCACCCAAATAGGTTCCAAACGATAAAACGTTGGAAGTCTGCTAAATGGAAAGACGCCCCCGCATATTCGCCAATGCTGTGTTTCAACAACGCTGGGAAAAAATCGCAGGCTATCTCAGCACGTGCCGCGTGAAACGTGTAGGGAAACTTCGCGGAACCTACGGCCGCAATGTCGCGCCTATAACGCTCGATTGCTTGTTTAATTCCTTTACAAGCTAGAATTTCGCCGGTTTCAATTGCTTTGGCGTAATCCTCAACCTGTTCGGCGTTGGTTTTGGCACGAATCATTTTAATTTGTTAGGTTCTTTTGTCGTTCCATAAACTCTAAAAACGGGTCGCTTTCCTCCTGAACGTGAGCCTGCAATTTTGAACGGTTGCCGGCTCCCATTCCAAAATGAGTTTGCAAACGGTTCAACTCGGCATTTGCTGACCAATATTCTCGGTTTGCCGGATTGCTGTAAAACACTTCGCAACCGCCAATCCCGCCCTGAATCTTGGAAAGAATCAACCCTTGTTCCTCAATGCGGTCGTGGGCGTCGCACATTTTAGCCCACGCCAAACAATACCGATCCATCACGTCGGCGTCGATTGTCGATTCGATTCCAATTTCCAAAACAATCTTTGACAACTCTTTATGTTTTGCCCGTGCAACCTTATTGCCAATAAGTTTTTTTCCAGGTTTAGGAACTCCCCGCGGAACCTTAGGCTCCCGTTTGTTTTCCCGTTGCGGGTTTTTTTTGTAACTGCCGTTCCGTTTGTGAACCTCAGACGCAATTTTTGCTGCTGGCATTTCCTGTGATCCTTTGTCACGCGTCAAAAACTAAAAATGTATCCTATTTTACCACAAAATGACCCATTTTGAACTGTGGAGGGAGACAGATTCA